CGACAATCTGATAAAGCAAACCTGCAAAGAGCTAAATTTGACTTACAAACAGCTGGGCGAGCTTATCGGGTATTCTGAAGCTACGCTGAATAAAAATGCCTCAACAGGCGAAATCAGCAAAGCGATAGAAGTTGCTATAAATCTTTATCTTGAAACGTTAAGGCTAAAAAAAGAGCTTGAAAAATTTGAGCTTTTAAAAAGCCTTATACAGGATTTGGCTCAAAAATAACTGCTTAAATAAGCATAAAACTACCTAAAAACTACTAAAATAAATTTAAAACCTTGATTTTTATTTCTTAAATATGTTATAATTCTTTCATCAAAGGGATTTAAGAAGCCTTTTGAAATAAGATGAAAGGAGAAACGAAACAATGGAACTGCTAACAAACTTAATCAACCTAGCAGCCACTATTATCGCGCTACTAACCGCGATAACCGAGTTTAGAACAAGGAAGCGGTAAAACGGGGGCTTTAGCCCCTGCCATTGTTTCGCGGATAGATTATATCACAAGAAAGGAGAAAAGATGACGGATTTAATCCAAAGCGTTTTAATTGTCATTTTGGGCGTGCAGGCTTTGCGTTTAAGCATTCAACTAAAAAATTTAAAGGAGACAAAATGAAAAATTTAGTAGTCATAAACGACAAAGAGGTAAATTTTGAAGTGGTGGATGGTGAAGTTTTCACCACTTCGTTAGACATTGCGGCTGTTTTTGAAAAACAACATCAGCATATTATAGCAAAAATAAAATCCATAAACGATGAAAATTTCCGACGGTCAAATTTTCGACCGTCGAGCAGAGTGGCTATTTCAGGGTTTTTTGAAAGAGAGCAGCCGTATTATAAAATCTCTAAAAACGGCGCAGCCTTTTTGATAATGGGTTTTACGGGTGAAAAGGCCGAAATATTTAAAATCCAGTTTTTAGAGGCTTACGATAAGGTTTTGAAAGAAAATCAAAAACTTAAAGAAAACTTTGCAATAGGCAAAGAACAATTTGATCAATCTCTAAACCTTATAGCTTCCGCTATGCAAACTATGCTTAAACAAAACTCGGCTATCCTGGAACTGCTTAGGCAAAAAAACGAAGGCGAATTTAAGCTGTGCGACAAGCCTATAAGCAGGGTATATCACAAGAGGCTTAGTAATGAGGAGAAATTTTTAGAAAAGGTCATCGCTCTTTTAAGAAAAGACGAGGGGCTAAGCCAGGGCGAGCTTTTAGCGCGTATAGGTAGGCGAAAAGACGATCGAACGGCGCTAAGATGGCTACATAGCTATGACGGGATATATTGGCGAGCCAATCTGCTTGATGCTGGCAAATATACTTATAGCTATTCTTTGATAGAGGAGTAAAAGATGAAAGATCTTGAACTAGCGGTAAAAAATATAGACTACAAAGGCGCGATAAGCGACATAGAGGCGCTTAGCTTGTCGCTTACGCTGGCAAGCTGCTCGGACGACGTGATAAAGTGGGAAGACGTCTCGTCGTATATGGCCTACGTCGCAAAGAGCCTAAGCGAGAATATCTGCTTTATAAAGCAAGATATCTGCTTTATAAAGCAAGAGTTGGGGTTATGAATTAAAGGGCTTTAAGCCCTTTAAAAAGCCTTTTAAACGATATTAAAGGCTTTTTAAAAGGTTTAAAAATGCACGAAACTATAACAGAGCTAAACAAAAGAAAACTGTTAAACGATATGGCTAAATTTGCCCTAAACGGGCTGATAAACGAGAAAATTTTCAAATATGCCGCGATTAAAGGGATAAATTTGCATTTTACGTTTAGCCACCCTGCCGCAAAACAGATCTTTGAGATGAACAAAGAGAATATAAAAGCAAAGCTAAGGGAGTTTTGGGCGGATAACCTTGCCGCGATCAAGGAAGCGGGCATTACTTTTCGCGAGATAGACTGCGAGGTAATATACCGCCTGCCGCGCGACAGCAAAGCCATGCAAGAAGAAAAGAAGCCCTACGAGGAGCCAAGTAACGGTAGCTTTGAAAACAGAGCTAAAGACCCGTCCATAAGGCTGGGGTTTGAGCGCATAAGAAAGCATATAATCGCCGATCTAGAAAGCGGCAAATCGGTATATAAAGGAAATATATGAGCGAAATTTTCGAGTTTTTAAAAAACTCCAGCTTAACCAAAGATAATTTTAATGAAAAGGTCGAGTTTTTGATAGAGGGCTTTTTAGTAAAGCAGCTTATTACGCTGATCTACGCGGACGGCGGCACGGGCAAAAGCTACATGGCCTTCGCGCTAGCTAAAAGACTTTGCGAAGAGGGCCAAAGGGTATTTTTCATAGACTACGACAACCCCGTAGGCGTACTCAAACAGCGCGGCGTAGATAGGCTACTTATAGAAAGCTACGAGAATATGAATTATATCCAGCGCAGCGCGCTAGAGCTTTGCGGATTTGAACTTGTTCTAAAGCTCGAGGAAAGCGCCGTAGGCAAAGCTTATAAAAATTGCGTTTTTATTCTGGATAGCTTGCGGGATTTCGTAGACATAAATAACGACAACCGCATAAATAGACTATTTGGCGCGCTTAAAAATTTACGCGAAGCGGGAGCTACCGTGATCATCCTGCATCACTCTAACAAAGACGGCAAAAACTATCAAGGCAGTAACCATATAAGGAATTCTCTCGACGTTATGTATCATCTACTAAAACGCCCCAGCAAGGAAAACGAGTTAAATTTCTTACTTGAAGTAGCCAAAGAAAGAGCCGGAGTAAAAGATAGCGGTTTTTGCGTAAAAACGCTAAATTTAGAACTAAACGAGCTTGACGTAGAAGTAGCTAGAATGAGCGAATACGAGCTAAATTTTACTACCCTAGCGTAAAAGATACTAGCCGGCGGAGATCTAAACAAGACCGAGCTGCTAAACGCTATGAATTACGAAAAAGACGATAGAACGGCTAGGGATTGCCTCGATAAATTCGACGGCAAGCTATGGTTTAGCCGTAAAACGGGCAAGAGCGTGATATATAGTTGTAAAGCAGAGACTACAACCGATACAACTATTACAACTATAAGGGAAAATACCTTAAATTTGGCGGTTTGAGATGAATACGAGCGAGCTAAAAAAACACTATATAAAAATGATACAAACATTGAAGCACAACTATTTCGTGGACGACGAGTGCAGAAAGATATATTTACAAGCGCAATTCGGCAAAGATAGCTTGACGCAACTAAGCGTTGAAGAGCTTAGAAGCGTGCTAGAAGTCGTGGGATATAAGCCCCATAAAGGCGCAAATTTTAAAAAATCTACTCGTAAAACCAAAACAAATAAAACGTCTAGCTCGTCCTTTATGTCTAGTGAAGATCTAACGCCCGCTAAAGGCAGCCTATACGCCACCAAAAAGCAGCTTGAAACTATCGTTGGTATCTGGGAAGAGATAGCTAACGTAAAAACGGGTATGGCCTTAAGAGAGTTCATCTTTAGGATAGTTAAAATCAGGCCTTTGCATCTTAAATTTCTATCAAGGAGCAATGCCGCCGACGTCGTGCAAGCCCTTATTCAAATGAAAGACAAATACTACAAATGATAAATAGCTTCGATCTATTCGCCGAGTTCTACAACCGCGTCAAAGAGAGCGAAAGCATGGCCGATATCATCAAAGAATACGGCGGAGCCAATATTTACGTACCCAGCTACAAAGGTACGTTTAGAAACTACGATATACTCAAAGAATACGAAGAAGGCATAGAGCTAGGCAAGCCACGTCCAGTAGTCATTCGCGAGATCGCCGCGAAGTATAACTTGAGCTATAACAGCGTTTGTGCCATAACCAAAGAGTTAAGAGAGCCTAGTTTGTTCGATACCGAGCGATAAACAAACTTAAAATCTTAAAAAAGTTCTACCTAAAGCTACCCTCTACGAAATTTACGACTATTCTTTTTATAATTTCTTTGGTTTTACTAGGCAGCTTACTGCCTCTATCTACAGGTAAAAACGGACGAGCCTACCTTAAAAGGCGTTTATTTTTTATACTTTTCGATTATAGCTAAAAGCTCGTCGAGGGTTTTGCCTTTTTCGTAATTTTCTAGCCAACTATCTACCCATTTTGGCGTTTCGCCCTTTGAATTCCAATTTACAACGCCGTTATAAACGGCACCAACCATACTCGCAAATTCTTTTTTTGTTAAATTTAACTCGTTTAATTTTGTTTCAAATCTTTGTATATCCATCTCTATCCTTTATTTTTCATTAAAAGGCGTTTATTTTTTATACTTTTCGATTATGGCTAAAAGCTCGTCGAGAGTTTTGCCTTTTTCGTAATAAAATAAAAAGGGTTCTACCCAAGCGGGTATGGGTCTATTTTCATCATTCCAATTATTGATAGTCATATACGAAACATTGCAAATTTCGGCAAATTCTTTCTTTGAAATACCTAGATTTTTTAAAGCTTCCGTTAGATTTTCTTTTGTCATTTTTAGCCTTTTTATCTCTTTTTGTTGTAAAATTATATAAAAAATAACTAAAATAATTTAAATTTTTTCTATCTCAAAAACCGCTTTTTTAATTTCTTCGTATGATTTTGCTTTGATAAAATTTTCAAACCAACTTTTAAGCCACTCTGGATATGGATTTGAACTACCCCAGTTATTTACTGTGCCGTATGATAGCCCTAAAAGCTCGGCAAGCTCTTTTTTGTTTATACCGCTACGATTTAAAAAATCTTTAAAATCATCCCTATTCATTTCAATCCTTTTTTATTTTTATGTAATTATATAGAATAATTACTAAAATTTAGATAAAAATCATTTATAATTATAAAATTAAGTAGGCTTTAAGTATATAATAGTTATAATTACTTCATCAAAGATAACTAAACGTTACTTTGATAGAAAGGAGTAAAAGATGCCAGTCAGTGAAGTGCTCGAGCTAATCACTGCGGTAATTTGCTTGATAACTGCAATTATACAAGCAATGAAGCGGTAACCGAGGGGCGAAAGCCCCTTGCATCTTTTACCTTTTAAGATTATACCATAAAGGAGCGGTTATGAGTGAGATTTTATTAGTTGTCCTTGCAACTTCAATTTTGGGACTGGCTTTAAAAATGCGCAAACTTGAAAAAGAGGTTAAGGAGCTTAAAAATGAATACGTTAATTAATATAAATGGCGTAGATATCGAGTTTATAAGAAGTGGCGACGAGATTTTCGCTACCTCTCTACAAGTTGCGGAGGTTTTTGAGAAAAGGCATACGCATATATTAGATACGATAAAGGGTTACCCGCGAGATAATTTCACTGAGCCGAATTTTCGGCTCAGTGAATATAACGATATAACGGGACGAAAATTACCTATGTATCAAATCACCAAAGATGGCTTCACTCTTTTAGCCATGAGTTTTAGCGGTGAGAAGTTCTATAAATTTAAGATAGAGTTTATTGCCGCTTTTAATAAAATGGAAGCGATGATAAGAAATGCTTCTAATACAAATAGCAAGGCTTTAGATATTATAGCTTCAGCCATGCAAACTATGCTTAACCAAAACAGCACGATACTAGAGCTATTAAAGCAAAAAAACGAGCCATTTTCTCTGTGCGATAAGCCTACTAGCAGGGTCTATCATAAAAGGCTAAGCAATGAAGAGAAATTTATAGAAAAGGTTATCGCTGTGCTTAAAAAAGAAGAAGGCATAAAGCAAGGTGAGCTACTAGCAAGGGTTGGCACCTATAAAAATAACCGCTCGGCGTTAAACTGGCTACATAGTTATGATGGGATTTACTGGAGGGCTAATCTACTTGATGCTGGTAAATATACATATAGTTATAGTTTAATAGAGGAGTGAGAGATGAAAGATTTACAAAAAGCTATAAAAAATTTAGAACATAGCGGAGTGCTTTATGATGTGGAGATGTTGGGCGAAAATCTATCTTTGCTTGGTTGCTTTGAAAAAGCCGATGGCGTAATGGACTGGAGTAAAATAGGCGAAATTGTATCGTTTATAGGACGAGAGATATGCACAAAGATAAAATTTGTGCAAAAAGAGCTTGAGCTAGAGTAGATTTTACAATTATACAACTATAGTCAAAAAGCCCCTAAAAATGGGGGCTTTGATAGTTGTAACTAAAAATCTTTTATAAATTTTATCACCACCTTTTTTACCACATCTTCTAGATCTTTTGGTAAATTTCTATTTTTATCTACTGGCAAAAATGCTCTAGCTGGAATTTTTATGTTGCGACTGCGTCCTATTTTGTTTGAGCCGAATTGATGAACTAGCCCATAAGCAAAGCTATTTTTATTCGTATTATTAGATACCGTGGCTTTTTTATCGTCTGCTTTAACTATCCATTTATCTGCCAAATTTCCGTCCGATCTTAGAATGTTAGATGACTTTCCTAATTTTTGTTTTTGCCTAATTGTACTAGGCTTCAAGGCTTGCCACTTTCGCCCGAACGGACTGCTCTCGTTCTCGAAGCTAGCTTCTATTTCGTTTTGTAAGATATTGCCTAGTGTTTGCATTAGCGGCTTGGTTTTTTTGTCGATATTTTGCAGAGATTTTAGCTTAGTTTGCAGCTCTTCTAGGCCTTTAACTTCTATCATTGCGTTTGTCCCCTTAAAATGTGGTATAATTACACAAAGTAGATAAGAGATGGCCCAGATTTGGCAGGGTTCCAGTTGCAAAAGCAAGCTGTATATGACTTGGGTTCGATGCCCGGCCTTATCTACTTTATTCTTATATATCTTTTTTTATCTTTCAAAATAGCTTTATAATTTTCTACGGGTATCCTCGTAATAGTCGCTATAAAATTATCGGTTTTAAATTTTTTAAGCGTATAGTCTAGGCGGACGACGGCGTAATTTACCATGTTATCGTTTTGTAGGCTATTATAAAAATATAGTAAAACATTGTCCTTTTTATCGTAAAATACGCGTTTAGCTTCGTCAAATACGCCTACTACGGCTTTTATTTCATCGATATTGGGCTCTTTCCCCTTTGGCTTGCTATCTCTCGTTATGTGCGAGATGGTGTTTTGATAAACGGCTATACTGGATGCTTTGGGCTCTACGTCGATGATTTTTAGATTTTTCTTGATACTTTGCTTTAACTCCCCTACTTGAGCCACCTGGTAAATTTTATCCTTGATGATTTTACCGCCGACTACGGCGCCTACCATGTCGTCTAAGCTTTTTTGCCAAACGTAAATGTCTCGCTCGTGCTCGAAGCTATCTAGGGATTGTTTTAAATTTTTCTTTGCAAGAGTTGAAATAATGGCGCCCAAGGCCTTATTTTGTTTATCTTTTAAAATTTCGTCTGTCTTATCGACTTTGCCTGGGTTATATCTAAAATCTTTTTCTGCGGCTTGAGGTAAAGAAGAGCCATCTGCAAGTGGTACGATACCTCTGGCTATACACTCAGCCTCTGTAAGCACCTGCACCTTGCAGCGACACCCCCAGCCATTTGGCGGATAGTTGGTATCCCAAAATTTATCAGTTTTAGGTAGTGTCTTGCCGTGAAGCTTTCTATGAGCTTCTCTTGTTCTGCTATCAAGCACTGCAGTATAGCGGAAGTATTCGCCCAGGCTTTGCATCTGGCTTTCATACCTAGCCTTGGCATAGGCCGTTCTCATGTTGGTGTTAAATATAGTTCTTAATCTTCTATTGCCTACGTAAATTTCTTTTTCTTCGCCGGTTTTTGGATCTTTTACTTTGATATTTCCGAGCCAACCTTTCTTTGCCAGCATAGGCTTTACACTATTTTTCCACTCGTCAAACCCAATGCCGTCTTTAAAAGCTTTTGTAAGCGAACTTTGCATATCTTTTAAAAGGTCTAAATTTGTCATCTTGGCTATCGTAAAAGCCTTTTTGTGGGCGTCGTGCACAATCTCGTCGTAATCAAAGTGCGCTTCGGGCTTTTTGCTATTTAAATATTCATAAACCGCCGTAGGCTCCTCAAAAAAACTAAATTTCATCTAGATATCCCAACATCTGCGTATTTGCTACAGCTCTAAACATCAAGGGCTCAAGCTTTTCAAATGGTAGATCGTAAAGCTCGTAAAGCTTATCGAAAGCCTCTTCGTAAGTCTCGCTGCTTGCGATTAGTTTGTTTAAGGCCGCTTCTATCTCGCCGCCCTCGATATCCATCTCGTCCGTGGCTTTATCAAATCTATCTATCGACTTCGCAGACG